GCAGTAGGCGAAAAAGATGTCTTGCTTTTAGATGAGAAAGGTTCTTATAAATTCACTAAAGAATCAATTAAAAAGCTAACTGCTCAAGTTAAAGAACTAGGAGAAAAGGAGTTTGAGTTTAAGCCTATTGAGGTAATTAATACTCAAGGTTTAGAGCATTTTACATTCCTTGAAGATTGGACAACAGGTATCGCATTTATTAAAGAAGAAGAAGAGGAATTGTAATGAAGTTCGTTAAGGACAATATTCTATTTATAGCCATAGTACTTTTAGTGTTGTGGCTATATTTTTTGGTTAAACCTTCGTACTTACCTAGGGTTCCAAGTGGATTCGATACCTCCAAGTTTAAGAAGGTTCAGGTAATCCATGATACCCAGTACTCAAAAGTGTACATAAATCGGTACAGAAAAGGTGATTCTATACCCTATAAAGTCATAGATACCATTTATACGCATATATCCGATACGATACGCATAGTATCCGATTATAGCCAAGTAAAGGCTTATTCCGACACTATTAAGAAAGATTCTAATATCTTTGTAATAGATGATACTATCAGCCAAAATAGGATCATCAGTAGAGGCTTTAAAGCAGATATAACCCAAAAAACCATCGTTGCAAGAGAGTTCTACGCTAGTAAAGCTACTAATACCCTTTATTGGGGCATTAGAGGCTCATACAGACCACTTGTAGGCTTGGAGGTATTAAGTCCTTCCTTGATGTTAAGTGTCAAAAATAAGGCTCTAATAGGCATTAGCGTAGATATTAGTAAAAATTACAATATTGGATACTCTGGTGGTATCTACTTAAAAATAGGAAAAAAGTAAAATGGCAGCAAAAAAAGAAGGTGTCTTGGGAGCAAACCCATTACCTATATCATTCAAAGATTTCGCTAAAAACCCTATCGTGGGTACATTATTCGTTGTACTTATAGGTATATCCTATTTGTATATAGACATCAAAAGCACATTTGTAGGCCAAATACAAAGCCAGGAATACAGAATATCCAACCTTGAGCATAAGGATTCCTTAAAAACACAAGCCCTAATGGAGTGCAAGACTGCTTTAAGTGCTACTAGCACAAAGCTAGAAACGCTAGAAGATTTAGGGGCTATTAAAAAATCTGTAAAATAATAGCTATGAAATTATTATTCTTTTCATTATTGTCAATTTTCACCTTAATAGGATATGTTAAAGTAGAAGGAGTTAAAGAACCTAAATTAACTAAAGATGACAGAGAATTTAAACAGTTAATGGTTGACTTTAACAAGACACTAGAACATAACAAAGGTGTCCAAATAAAAGCAGATAAGACTAAAGACAAGCTAATAGTAACTACTACTAACAAGATAGCTCAATTATCTAATGAGAATAAGCAACTTAAAAATGACATAAGTGCAATGAAGATAAAAATAGATACTATTTATGTTTACATTCATGATACTGTCCAAATTAAAGAGAAAAAGAATTTTTGGGGTAAGACTAAAGTAGATACAACAGGAAATTAATATGAAACAATTTTTCACAGAAGATAACGGAAGATTAAGCATGAAAAGATTATGTGGTTTACTATGTGTAATATCATTATGCGTTACTATGTACCACAATAGTTTTAGTGATGAACATACTGCTCCTTCGACAATACTTGTAGAATCAGTAGCTTTGTTAGCGTTCGGTTGTTTAGGCTTAACAACAGTAGAGAAAGTATTTAAAAAATAGTTATGAAGTTATCAGCACATTTTGACTTATGCGAGTTCACCAGGAGTGAATCAGCAAAGCGTGAAGGAGTTAGCAATAACCCAACACCTGAGCATTTAGAAAACATAAAGACTTTATGCGAGAAAGTACTAGAACCTATTAGAGCAAAGTTTGGCCCTATTAATATCTCTAGTGGATACAGAAGTGCTGACCTTAACCATTTCATTGGAGGCAGTTTAAATTCAGATCATTGCAAGGGCCGTGCAGCAGATATAGATATGGATGGTCATGGTGGAGAGGTGACTAATAAAATGATATTTGATTACATAAAGGATAATCTTGACTATGATCAGCTAATTAATGAGTTTAATTACTCTTGGATTCATGTAGGTTATAGGGGGAAAGACAATAGAAAGCAAACTTTGAGAGCAACCAAAGTAAACGGCAAGACTACTTACTCGACTTACTAACCAAAACAACCAATATGAGCAAAACCAAAAATGTGGGTGTCATAGGCGATACCCATTTTCCTTTCTGCCATCCTAAATACCTCGACTTTTGTTATGAGGTATTCAACAAGTTCCAATGTACCGAAATAGTCCACATCGGAGATGAGGTGGACAATCATGCGATTAGCTTTCATGAGCATAACCCTAATGGGGATTCTGCTTCTAAGGAGGCTATCTTAGCTATGCAACAATTAAATATTTGGTACAAGCGTTTCCCTAATGTAAAAGTCTGTATAGGCAACCATAGTGCCCTACACAAAAGAAAGGCATTAGCGAACGGATTACCAGAGAGATTTATCAAGTCCTATGAAGATGCTTGGGAAGCTCCTAGAGGCTGGAAATGGAGCTTAGAATGGGAAATAGATGGTGTTCTATATACCCATGGTACAGGATCATCAGGACAAGCAGGTGCAATCAATAGAGCAAGAGATGCAAGACAATCAACTGTAATAGGTCATATTCACTCCTTTGGGGGAGTTTTGTACTCCTCAAGTGATAAGGATATGATATTCGGTATGAATGTGGGTTGTGGCATAGATATTAATGCCTACGCAATGGAGTATTCACGACCTTTCCCCAAACGACCAACATTAGGTTGTGGAGTGGTTTTAGATGGTGGTAGAATTGCTATATTTGTACCCATGCCATTAGGAAGCAAGATAGTAAGGCTTCCAAGCAAAAAGTAGGTTAAATCCGTTATAACATAAGTGTATATTTCATTGATAATCAATGATGTGTGCACTTTTTATTTCTATAATAATTAAAGCGTAAATTTGTATGAAGACTAAAGCAGAACTAGAGATTGAAGAGTTGATGAAAAAAAGAGATGATTTAGAAGTGAGATTGAATTTAATAGTTCAAAAGCTTAGGTTAACAATAATAAAACATAGCATATTAAATGTTACTTCAAATAACTCAATTAACGGAAGATGATAGCTACGAGTATGGTGATGGTACAGAGCCATCAGATGCTTGGATAAATATTCATTTAGTTGAATCCGTTACAGATGATGAAGAGGATAAAGATAAGTGCTATGTGTATATGCAATCACAGGACTACTTCTACATAGATGAGAGTTCAGACTCTTTTATTAAGCGATACCAAGCAGCCTTATACGGAACGGTGTTAACAAGGTTCTACGATAAAACAAATAGGCAATCATAAGAAGCTCTCTCATAGTTGGTGGTGTTTTGGTTTCCCCTCAGGTAAAATCTGGGGGGTTTTTAGTATAAAAAAGCTCCATCGTAGAAACGACAGAGCTTACCTTTATTTCAAAAAAACACACAAAACTATTTTTGCTTATACTCCTTTATAGCGTAAGTAATTAAACCTACTAAAGTAAGTACATATAATGATCTACTAAACCAATTCCAAGCTAAAGGATTAAACTCATTTACAATAAATGCAAATGGTAGATAAACCCCTACGAGCAAAATTAGTAAATTAACCACTACATCTTTGTAATTTGTTTTCATAATCATTAATTAAAATGGTAATTAGAAAGGAAGATTTTTAGCTGGTTGGCCATCTTTAACCCAAGTGTCAAGCTCAATATAGAAACCTGCTTCACCTGGTGTAGAACCTTTCTTTTCTTTAATAAGGATATTAGCCCAACCATTATTAGTTGCTGCAAAATCATTCATCTTCTTTAGATCATCTGGGCCGAATGATACTTTCTTAAACTCCCCAAATGCCGTTTTCATTGTTTGTGACCTTCCTAGGAAAATCTTTTCTTTACCTGCTGCCATGTTATATATTTTTGGTTATTAAATACTACTGTTATTCTTTGGTTCTGCCTTTGCGTTCTGTAAGATTACTTTAAGTTGAGGTCTATGCTTTGTATCTATTGCAAAATCTACCAACACCTGATGCAAAAAATCATAGGTTTCTTTCGTAAACTCATCCTTTGCTTTCTTAACTGTTTTAGGTGCTTTCTCTATCTTATTTTCTAATTCTACTTTTTCCATTTTACTTTGTTTTATCTTCCTTGGCCTATGTAAGTTTTTGGCCTAGGACTATGTTTATTAAATGATTTCTTTGCTCTACCTCGTTTCCTTGAGCCGAATGATACCTTGCTACTATTGGTTGTCTTAACCTTTGCCATTATGCGTAAATTAAACTTGTTTTATTTTTCCTTTCGCCTCTCATATAACCCATTAATGTTGTTGCTTTTATGTTATAATATTTTGCTGCCTCTTTTGCTGATTCGTAAAAAATTCCATTGCTCGTATCTAAAACAATTTTGTTTTGTCTTTCTATCATGCACTTTTTATGATAATCAGATACCTTGCTTAATCCATTTTTATAAGCATGAAGTCCATTTTCACTAGCAGTAGCCCATTCTAAATTCTCAAGCCTATTATCAAGTTTTTTACCATTAATATGATTTACTTGTGGTTTATTATATGGATTAGCTATATACGCATTAGCAACTAACCTGTGAATGCTATGTTTTGATTTCTTGCCATCATTATAAAGATTCACATACAAATATTCATAAGAACTCTCTCTTAAAAATGGCTTAATAAACTTATTAGTAAAATTACTAAAAACTTTACCATCATCAGTAACCGAATAATTCTCAAATCCTACTATTGTTTTCATCTCTTTATTAATTGTTTATTTTCATAATAAAAGTCGTTTATCTCTCCATCTTTATAAAACTGAACCCTTATACTTTCATCTCTTAATTGTTGACAAATCATGGCAGTACCACCAGCATTACCAACCTCATCTAGAAATATCATTTGGTCTGTAGATAATCTATCAGCAATGGCTTTAATCTCGCAGCAAACAAAGTGACCATACTTCTTACTATAACCAATGATGTCAGGAACTCCTTTCTTACCAATGAATGCTCTACCTCTAACTGCAAGGTTATTATTCCTCCATACTTCGTTGCCATTATCCTTTAGATAATCCATCATCATCTTCGTTAAATCACTTGCAGATATGTAGGCCATGTACCAAAATTACAATATATTATTAATATATTGTTAGTACCACCTGATTAGTTCTTCTGTTGGCATCTTAACATACTTAATTCCATCCTTTACTTTTATCTCACCTATTCGCCAGTATCTCCTTGCTTTAACCCTTAAGAACTCTGCTCTTATAAAAACTATTCTATCCCTTAAATCAAGGTTAAATGCAAAAAATTCTGCTCTTGTGTCACTAATTCCACTAGGTTCACCATTATTTTCGTACTCAAGTAGAAAGTACTTTTTCTTTAGTGCTTCTGTTTGATGAATAACAATGACCTTGGTGCTCTTAGCGAATAGCTTAATAGCCTGGTAAGTTCCATCTTTAGCCTTGGCTTCTTCTATCTCAAACTTTCTCCTGTTTCTATATCCCTTGGCCATGCTTTAATTGTTATTGATTCTCTAATCTCAAAGTAATCTGCATCGTTTAAATCAGATAGTAAAAGGATTTTTAGTACCTGCATCTCTGCATAGTCTAGCTTTATCTTTTGCTCACCAACCTTAACTAGAAACCCATCTTCAATATCTTTAATATAACCTGCTTTTTGTCCATGCAGATATTCAGTCCATTCACTATTATTTGAGTATAGGCATATTGTTTTGCCATCCTCATACTTTAAATCGTAATCGTATTCTAACGGATCACCGAGATTATTGCTTACATAAACTTGTTTCATATTATTTGTTTGGGTTATAGGTTTGGTTGTAGTATTCTTCTGCTCTAATATATGGGCCTTCTAATCCCTCTAAATAAGCATCCATTATCTGCTCTTTTTCTTTTTCAAGATATGTGGTAGTATCAAATGAATCTTCTCTTTTTGGATTAATAAAATTTTCATTTATAGCCACAATTAATTCTTGCATTGCTGTTTTCATCGGTTTATTATTTTAAAGTATATAATCTTGAGTCCTTCCCAAATTAATATTATTAGTATTATTTTCATTTGAGTTTGTTTCTTTGTTGGTTGGTTAATGTTGGTTTAAGTATTTTCTCTTTACCCTTATCTGACATATACAAGCTATTGGTAATATGGGCAAACTCTTTCTTGTCTTTAGGTGTTAAATCTGGATGCGTATTTATTCTATAAATCACATCTTGCATTGGTATAAATGTTTCGTTATTCATTTTTAGGATTTATTTTATTACTTAATATTAAAGATTTCATTTTGTTTTTTGCTTCTAATTTATCAAAACCTATAAATGTTTGAAAGTAATTTTTGCCTTCATGTTCTGCAAAAACCTCAAATTGTGGCAATGTAAAAGAATACCCAAATAATTCTTCTGATACCCAATCCTCTATTTTCTTTATAGTAATTTTTATTTCGTTACTCATAGTCTTCAAATTTCATTGTTTCAGGTAAAAATCTTAATGCTATGTTCTTTGTTGATCCGTGTCTGTTCTTCTCAACCTTACAAACAACTAAATCGCTAGGCGAATACTCTTTACCACCAATCTCGATAGCTTCTGTCATCTCGTAGTAATGTGGTCGCATAAGCATAATAACTGCATCAGCATCTTGTTCGATAGAACCTGATTCCCTTAAATCAGATAACTGAGGCATTTTATCTCCTCGTTCCTCTACTCTACGAGATAATTGAGATAGGGCGATAATAGGTACTTCCAACTCTTTAGCCAAGGCTTTTAGGCTTCTACTGATGTAGCTGACCTCTTGTTCCCTGTTTTGGTTTGATTTGCCTGTACCACTCATAAGTTGGAGGTAGTCAATAAAGATTACCTTGATTCCATACTTTTGCTTTAAGATGGTGGCTTTTGCTCGGAGTTGGGTTACACTTATACCGCCCATATC